TCTCCGTCAGCCGGTCCATCAGTGATACTGAAGTGATCCGCAGACCACTCCAGTATTGGTTTTCTGAATAACCCGATCTTGTCGCCTGCCGTATATCCACCGCCAACCATTGCAAAAAGAGCCGTGACGGCTCCTATAGATTTGGTCGCGCGGTCAATATCCATCGCATCAAACGTCCCGGTTTTTCCCAATCCACTTCTGCACGGTGTCCGTCTCGTAGATGCGGATACCAGTCCAAACAATTGTGAAGATCGCCGCGATAGATGGAAGCACGCCAGTCAATGTCCCTACTACTGTGACAACAGATGCGGCGTCAGCGATATGCTTCACAGTATCGTCAACGTGCGGCGTCATCTTACAAACCCTTATCTACGGATGAAGGCCAAACTGGCATGTCCCATGTTACATCAGAGGAAAGATGCGTGCAGGAAGAAACATCCTCCGCTATCCAATACTTCATGCTTCTCCAGCGCCCATTAGCAAGTTCGCTCTTGGAAGCGACGTAAGACCTAATCTCGACATCAGTCTTACCGCCAGCGATAGCCTCTGCAAAGAAATTGCGCTTGCTGCACTTAAAGCAAACGCCGCACGGCTCTGGCGCAGGACTGTCGCAGGATCGCGTCAAGGCGTACAACGTGGCAGGCATTTCACGGATAGCCATGCCCTGATGGTAATTCATATCAAGGAGCATGAAGCTCAACTGGCCGCGAGTAGCGTCAGCAGCAAACCTGTCTCTGGCGGCTAAAGCTCCCGGCGCTCGGGTTGCAATCGTGCCGCCATTAGAGAAGCCGTCATTCTCACGTTCTGTGGTGACGATGACCTTATCAGCTTCGCCCGCGTTTATTTTTTGAATAGCCCAATCAACGATGATGGTCTGAGGATTGTTGGGATACTCAACGCCGCGCCGCATAACTGAGCCATCAAGGCGCACTTCAGCCAAGGTGCATGGGCGGACATTTGAAGATAGCCATTGGACAATAGACTGAACACGAGCAACGCGGCTGGCGTTTGATTGCGTGCTATTGAAGCTGCGAACATCAAACTTTCGCATTACTTCTGGCGTCAAATCATCCGTATTGAGAAGAACGACAGTTACATCGTCTGTGGTTGTGGAAAGGAGTTTCCACAAAGCGTATGTGGAGTCCAAGCCACCAGAATTTCCAATGATGGTTTTCATACTGCACCCGGATTAAGAATGGCATCCCACTCTTGGTTTTCTTCATCCCAGATAAGCGTGTAGTTGTCTGGTACGGTAGGCTTAGGCACAGGGCAAACCCATGTGCCAGTCGCGACATCAAACGTCCAAGACGGGTATGGTTGCGGCTCTACAAATACATCAAGAGGCTCATGGTACATGAAGCCAACACCAGCATATTGACGGCGAAAATTATTGTTATAGCTGGTTTGTTTCCAACGGGTATCAGCGCCGAGTAAATTCTGGCAAAAGGCTATGCCAATGACCTCACTCTCTTTTCCATCCGCATCTAAACAATCGCTGTTATTAACAACGATAACCCGAGTAACTATGTTGTTTTCATCAAGTTGAGCAAAGTGAGCCATGACTAGCCCTTATACTGATAGCGGAAAATAACGACCCCAGAGCCACCAGACCCACCGTTAGCAGAGCCTGAAGACCCGCCGCCGCCACCACCCTGATTGCTTGCGCCACTGGTTACGCCACTACCGGCAGAACCGACTCCGCCGTTACCAGCCCCAGAGCCGCCGGTTCCGCGCGTATTAGATATATTCCCGTCAGCACCGCCGCCGCCGCCAGACCCGTACACTACAGAAGAGCCTGATATTGTTGATGTTAAACCAGCGCCACCATTTCCGCCAATTGCGCCCGAGGAGCTTGCGGAAGCAATAGTACCATTGGCATTTTTACCGCCGCCACCGCCGCCTCCAACAGCAAGGTTTGGACTTTTGCTACCACTATCATAATAAGCACCGTTTGCCCCGGAAGAACCTTGCCCAGAAGTGCCAACAGAACCTGCCGAAATATAACTGCCGCCGCCGCCAGAGCCACCACTAGCCGGGCCTTGTGACGTCCCGCCCCCTCTTCCGCCGCCCTTAGTGTCTGAAAATGTACTTACAGTCGTATCGGCACCTGATGTTTCGCTTCCTCCTCCAGCACCGATTACAATGCTATAGCTTTGGGTGCTTAAAGCGGAAGAGCCGTTTTGAACACCACCGGCTCCGCCACCACCACTAGCCGCATTGTTTGAGGTTGATCCACCACCGCCGCCGCCGCCAGCGACTATTAGATAATCAATATTTTTACCGGGCTGCTTTGTAACCGTAAAAGTTCCGCTACCTGTAAACGTATGGATTTTAAAATTTCCGTCGTAAGTAATCGTTCCGCCAGTAGCCTCCACATAAGAAGCGCCACCAGCAAAACCAAACCCACGAGCAGATGCAGCGCCGCGCGTTACAATAGTCGGCATATCAGCCTCACTTAAACTGCGTCTGAGAGGCAAACACTGTGAACGTGGCAGAAGCCGTCTTCACGATGGTGTAAGTGTACACATCAATAGAAGATGCATTGCCAGCGGTCGGAGCCGTCCCGCCCTGCCACTTCGGCGTGACAGACGAGCCATCAACCTGCACCGCGTTGTTGTAATAAGCTGTAGCCCCAGTCGTCACAAGGAAGGCCACCGTAATCATCTGACCAGTTGACATCAGTGTGTTCAGCGACGTGCCAGACGAACCACGGAAGTTCACCGTCCAGTTGGCGGAGGCGTTCGACGTGTAATACAGAACGCTCTGCGTCGTCACGTCGTAGTTGATCGTGCCAGTCGCAGCCGTCGCCGAAACAGTCGCAGCTTCTGCAATATCCGTTACGACCATCGCCAACTTAGACGAGGTTCCATTGAACGTCTGGATACCGGTAAACGTGTTGTCAGCCGCCGCGCTGAACCCAGCCGCAGGCGTCGAGGATACCCACGTCGTGCCGTTGGAGGTCAGCACGTTTCCGTTTGTTCCCGGCGCCACGACCTGAACAGCCGACGTGCCGTTGCCAAGGATAACATTGTTGGCCGTAAGCGACGTTGCGCCAGTGCCACCAGCAGCAACTGGCAATGTTCCAGCAGTCAACGCAGAAGAGGACGTTGAATAAAGAGCGTAATTTGCGGCAGTAAGCGTTGTAAGACCAGTACCGCCATTGGCTACACCCACAGCCGCAGAACCATTGATCGTGCCGTTCAGCGTGATCGTGCCACCAATCGTCAGCGTCTTGCCGGTGCCAACCTGAAGACCAACCGACGTGCCGTTGCCAGCCGCATTAAACAGGGCGTCGAGCGTGTCGAGGTCGGTGTTGAGCTTGCCACCCCATGTGTCACGGGACGCGCCGACCTCTGGCTTCGTGAGCGAAAGGTTAGTTGTGTATGTATCAGGCATCACAAGGCTCCGATAAGTGTTTCCAGCGGCGACCGTTCCTGATTGCCGAAATTAGGCTAATACTAACCTTAAATCTGTCAGCCAAAACAGAAAGAGTTTCTTTGCTGTTTAGGATTGCTCTTGCGTCATCTTCTGACAGTTTGTGATTTACGTGGCGCTCTCCATATACATGCCTATCCTTACTGTGCATGTCGATGGAGTTATCCTTGCGATCCCCAACCCAAAGATGGTCGGGATTAACGCATGATGGGTTATCGCATTTATGCAGAACGCAGTCTTGATCTGTTATTTCTGAACAGAAAATTGAATATGAGACACGATGAGATAAGCGCGTCATCCCATCAATTTTTATGCGACCATATCCATCCTCGTCGGCAGCAGCAGTCCAAAGCCAGCATTTAGACATAGGTTCTGGTAGAACCTTGTCCATAAAGCGGACTTCAAGAGATTGCGGGTGCCACCTGCTCATTTTGTCCTACTGAACTACCCAAGTTTCGGATGGAACGGTTTGCGGTATCCACGTCGCAGCAGATGAAGACTGGTTCGACCAGCTTTCTGACACTACAGTTTCCTTCTCCCACAAATATCGCCCATTGGCCGTCATGTTTGAGGTTATGGCTATAGTTGTGGAAACAGAGAACCTGCGAACCGCAACAGCAACCATGCCACTCTGAACTGTTATCAGTTCTACAGCAGAATAGGTCGCATTTCCAGCAGCGGCTGCGTCGGAGGTGCAGGTAATCGTGAGCGTCTGGTAAAAGTAGCGCGTAGGCGTAAACTGGCCGTCGCTTTCCGATGTTCCAATGGCGTCGCCAAGGATAACAGCGTAGCCGTCTGCATGGGCGTTTGACGTGGACGCGCCGTCAGCCGTGGCATTGATGTCCTTGTCCGCCACAGCAGTCATGCCAGACGTGCAGGCGATGACTTCTGCAGCCTCACGGACGCGCCCAGCCGTTACAGACGCGCCAGACGTGATCTCAATGAGGGCGGACGCCAGTTCTGTATTGGCCGCAGCAGCAGCGCCGCTGGTCGTTGACATGGCCTCGGCTTCAGCGAATACAATCCGCTGACCCGCAGCCGTCATGTCAGACGTAATGGCGATCTGGTCTAGCGTTAGGCTTTCGCCATAGCTCCAAGCGCCATAATCGCCACCACCATAGTTGCGACCGGGATATGGATCGACGTTGACGACATAGGACGTTCCGAAAACGCCCTCGCCATAGTCATACTCACCATATGCCCGACCGAGGTACGCCATTAGTCGAGCGTAATATCAATTGCGCCAGTGTTGAACCGCAACACGTCGCCCGTGTCGATGGTCTTGCTGGTCGTCAGGTTGGCGAAGGCAATCAGGTTGCCAGAGGTCGAGGCGTCGAAGATGCCAGCCGCAACGATGGTGCCCCAGTTGCCGGTAGCCTCGGCGAACTCAACAGCCGCAGAGTTGGAGGCGACTGTCGGGGCGGTGCCGGAGACAGTGAACGTGGCAGATACGCGGGCATAGGAGCCGCCAGACACCTCAGTGCCGCCGCCGCCCTCGCCGGGAGCTACGGTGTAGAGGCCGACGTACCACGAGGTCGGTCGGGTCGCCGAGGCCGTCGTGAACAGCCAATCAAGAACGAGGTCTTCTGCGTAGTTAGTCAAACCGGCCATTAGTAAGCCCTCCGAGTGCGAGCGATGAGCGGCGAGCCGCTGTGCAGTGATTTCTGGCTTTCATCTATCAGCGCCTGTGTGCGCGTCAGATAAATCTGGGCGAAGACCGGGATGCGCTGGTCGTCCATAAGGAACGGTGCGGCATGGGTCAGGGCGCCGTAGAGGTAAACGTCGGGAGCCTTCGTCAGCAACCAGTTGGTCGTGTTCTGATCCGACAACGCCGGAATTTTGGCGTAGTAGATCATCTCAATGTCGATGTCCTCGGCAGGCTCTGGAACGATCTCAATCGCACCGTTCATCAGCGAATAGTAGTGCGGACCTACATAAAGTTGCTCTTTGTTGACGATATCGGCCTCGTCCAGCGTGATATAGCGCAGCGGCTGCTGACCGCCGACGATGTGGAGGTTGATGGCCTCCAGCCAGTCGGCAGGCAGCTGGACGTACTCGGCGCTGGATGTCGCCTCGGCGCGCACGATCTGCTCTCGGCAGCGCAGCCGGGTGTTCATGTCGGCCTCAGCAAACTGGATGAACGTCTCGATCTGAGAAGTCAGATCAGCACGGTTCAAGTAGTCCGCGATGGTGGACTTGAGCGTCGAGTAATTGGTGATCGTCGCCATTAGCTCTTGATCCAGTGCGTGCGGAACGGCGCGGCTTCTTCGGACGCCAGCCATTTCCGCAGTTCAGTTCGGTCGCCAAGAATACCCCGTTTCCGCAGGTCAAGATAGACCATCATCGGCAAAGACGCGACCTTCACCATGCCGTCTGGAACCTTTTCAGTTCTGCTGATGGAGTTGCGTTCTTCCTTCGCAGCCTCGGCAATCGGGTCGATCTCATAGCTGGTTTCAAGCACCAGCTTGTTGTCGGTCGTCAGGTGCATCTTTTGCAGCGTCCCAGTCAGACTGTCATACGAGATGACCTCCGACGAGTTCTGCTTGATGTCGTAGTCAGACATGGTTCCCCCTAAGAAGGAGGAGCCGGGTTTCCCCGGCTCCCTTTTTCATCACGACGGGATGAGGTTGGCGATGACCGCGTGAGCCTTTTCGCTCTTGATGCGGAGGCCGTATTCCACAACCATCTCAGCCTTCACACTGTCGCCCGTGACGGCAAGGTCGAAGGTCTGGAAGGGACGCAGGTACGACACGGACGCATATTCCGGGTCCAGCACGAAAGCGAAGTTGCCCGGGCTGAAGCGGTTCGGAACGATGGACACCTCGCCGAAGTCGCCGAGGTACACATCCGCCGTGGCGATGATTTTCATCGGCTGCGCGGAGGTGTAGTTCATGCGCTGCTGGGCAAGGCCAGCAAAGCCAGACGCCACCGTCTTGTTGTAGGCGTTCACCATGAACACCTTCGGGTCGCCGCCCTGCGTCCAGACCTGCTGGATGGCGGTCTTGAGCATGGTTTCAGTCAGCGCCACGTCGGTCGAGGTCGAAAGAGCCGTCCACGCCGTCGAGGGATAGCCGTTGCCAGAAGCGCCCGACATCGAGGAAACGGTCGCGCCGTTCGCCTGCGAGTTGGTGATGAGCCACGTCGGCAGACCAGCCGTCTTACGCGCCGTGGAGTTGTTGCCAGCCACGCCAGCTTGGTTGCTGGTGAGGATAGCTTCCATGTCGCGCTTCAGTTCCTTCGCAGCCTTGGCCTTCTGATAAGCCATCTGCGAGGTCATGCCAGCGTTGTTCACCTTGTTGTCGGTGTTCGACACGCTGATGACCTTGCGGCTGATCTGCGTGTAGTTGGCGACACGGGTCGTTGCAGTAAACTCAGCGTTGCCCGCATCGGCGCCTTCCACGACAGCATTTGAGGTGTCAGCACTGGCCAAAACATCGCATTGCCACTCGAAGTACGTATTCTCGCACGTATCACGGCCAATGTTGGACATGAACGGCGTGTCAGTGGGAGAGATGTCATATATGACATCGCTCAAGTCGGTCTTGATGGAATTGACGCCATCATACGTCGTAACTTTAGAAACGCTCGCCATTTTACTTTCTCCGAGAGTCTAGAAGACTGAAGTAAGCAGCCGCGTCATTGACGTGGCCGGTTGCTTTGAGACGCTGTTGTACTCGCTGCACATCGTTGCCCCGCATAGGAGTGCTGGTGTTTGCGCCCCCTCGCATCGGCTTCGGTCCTTCCTGTTTCACAGGCTTGGGACGGTTGCTCTGCAAGGCATCATATCGTCTCGCTTTCTCAAGGATGACGACATAACGAGGATCGTAAACCTGCCCGAGTTCTTCGTCGGTGAAGCCTTGCTTCACGCCATATGAACGAAGCTCCCTCGTGGCAGCCTGACGTTTCTCTGGATCTGCCCACTCTTTGAAGGTCTGGGCAAGATACTTGCCCCCTTCTTCAACCAGCTTCTGTCTCGCGGCCATTTCCTGTTCTTGCTGGGCCTGCTGGAGACGCGCCTGCTCATACCTCATGGCATTGAGCTTCTCTTGGCGATCTCTCCATTGGTCACGCAAGATCGGATAATTGATCGGATCGTCTCGATGAATTGCCGCCCAATCTGGTTCAACCTCAACCTGCGATTGCAGGAGCGGTATCGCCATATCGAGAGCCTGCTTCATCTGAGCCCGTTCCAAATCGAGCCGCTGCTTCTCCTCTTTGATGGCTACAATGTTACGCGAATAATCGGACTGCCTCTGGTAGCCTTCGACAGCCTCTCGCAACGGAACCTGCATCGTCTTGCCGTCAATCTTGACGGTTACTAGCGTGTTCAGGTCGAGCGGCTTCTCTTTGCCACCTTCGTCGTCCGCGACATCGTCTGCCTCACCACCATCGTCGGAACCGTCATCCGGTGTCCTGCCCTCGGATCGTGGCGTCTCGTCGGCATCGTATGCCGCCGCCTCTGTCTCATCGACTTCGGCATCTGCTACATCGGGCTTCACAGGTTCGGCTTGGGCGTTGGAGCCTTCCGAGAGTGCTGTGATCCTACGTGCAGCATCCGCAAGGCCGATTTCGCTGGACTGCGACTGCTCGGCTTCAGACATAATCTACCTCATTTTAATTCCGCTTCAAGCGGCGGTTGAACTGCACGACATCAGGCGTGGCGGCGATGGCCGTCAATTCGTCCCTAAGTGCAGTTATGGCGCGCACCATGTGATACGCGTCATCTCGTTTCTGACTGTCGCCGGGTTCCGACAGCTTCCAGTCAACTGTGTATCTTTCCTCCATGATCCGCATGACCTCGCGGAACGACGCGCTGCCAGCAAACGCCTTGGCCTCGCGCCACAGTTCTTCCTGCTCGAAGGTGGACATTTTACCCCCTGATGAACCTGTAAATGGCAGGCTGTATGTCGTGGAATACATCAGCCAGCTCTGGAACACGGTCGTAAACGGTGCGGCGATCTGACGGCTCCATGTAAAAGTCCGTCCAGAAGCCAGTCTCAGAAGCCCACCTCTCCATCGTTTCGCGCGGGTGCAGTTCGTAGTGGAAGGCGGTCATTTCCGCCGTCTTATCTGGGTTCGGCAGCATGTCGTAGATGAAAAACACGCCGCCCGGGCGAAGAAGGCGCGCTGCCTCCTTCATCACAGCCTTCGGGTCGCCGTGGCCGATGGAGAAGCAGGCCAACGCCATGTCGAATTGGCCGTCCTCAACTGGAACAGCCTCCATATCGCACAGGATCGTGCGGCAGGCTTTCGGCGACATATCCAGCTGGAACTTGTTGATGTTCACCAGCGTAAACTGGAGGTCTGGGCGCATGTTCAGCCATGCTGCCTCCAGCGATCCAGTGCCTGACCCCAGATCAATGATCTCAGCATCAGGCGGCGGGTCTGCCCAGCGCAGGAGCCGGTTCGCATGTTCCATCTCGGAGCCTGCGAACCTGTGCGCCTGCAACAGATAGACGCCGCGCTGCATCATATAAACCGTGGAAGCCTCGATGGCCTCGTGGTTCAGGTCTTTCATTGCATCCCCGGAGGCATCATTGGCATCATGGGAGCCGGTGCAGCAGGAGACGGCGGGGGTTCAGGCGGCGGGGCGTATGCCTGTGCCATCTTGAACATCTCCTGTATCTCCGTCCGCTGCTTGTCGATCTCGCCACGGATGGCGGCGATGTCGATCTGCGCCCCATACTTCGCCTGTATCTCGGCAGCCTTGAGCAGACTGTCGGCCACCAGCTTGTCGCGCTGGAGGTCGGCATCCGCCACTGCCTTCTGGCGTTCCAGTTCCTGCTTGGCGGCGCTGATGACGATGTCGGCCTTGATCTTTTCGGCCTCCACCTGCGCGATGATCTGCGCCGGGTCTGGCTTGTTCGCACCCGCCGCCATCTGCTGCATGAACGCCTGCACTTCCTGCGGGTTGGTTTCCTTCCAGAAGGCAGACGGATCTTGGAACCCTTGCAACGTCGTCATCTGAGCCAGCGTGTTGCGGAACTGCGCTAGATCGACCAGCGGATTATTCGGGCCATACTTCTCGATGGCCTGTTGCTGCATCTGGGCGATCTGCCCAAGGCCCATCAGGCGCATTTCGTCAGACCCGCGACCGAGCGCAATATTGACGACCATGTCCATCGTGCTGTCCCAGCCGCGAGGATCAACCGGGACAAACTTATTACGCAGACGGATGATCTTCGCCTTGTCCTGATGCTGGACGACCAGTTGTAGGAGACCTTGGAAGCAGGTTTTTAGGCCGTCAGCGAACAGGCGGGCGATCATCTCGATACGATCCTGCGACGCAGACAACTGCGCCTGCACCGCTGCCCGGGTCGTGGACTGCAACACGTCAGCATCCAGACCCTGCGACGTGCGGGAGATACCCGTGCGCTGCGTTTTCACCTCGTCCAGATACGCCATGACGCCAAGAGCCTGCTGGCCGACGAAAGGCGTGGAGAACGGCACCACTGAACCCGGGTTGCGGGCTCGGATGATGGCTCCCGTCTCGTTGTTCAGCACGTCGTCGATGTTGACCTGTCCCTCAACCACCAGCGTGCGCGGGTGGATCGACTGGGCAAGGCTGTCCAGCGTGTTGCGCATGATGGACGACTTAATCAGCTGAAGGTCCATCGTCTGATCGGCGATAGACTGGCCGAAGATTGTATGAGGCGTCGGATCAGGCGACAGAATGGAGAACGGAGCAGCCTGCACCACCTCGTCATGCAGAATGTAGGAGCCGTTGCCAATCGTGCAGACACGATGCAGTTCAGCGATGCCGTCTCCATCCTTGTCCACGCGGATATAGCTTTCGACGTAAAACACCTTGTCAGTCGTCTCGTCAGAAGTCTGCGTGACGCCAAAGAATGACTGGTCTGCCGGGTTGCGAACGATGACTTCTTGGTTCATCTCGAACCCGCCAGTGCCAGCGTTCATCTCAATCACGTCGCGGTCGTATCCCATCGCCACAAGATCGGAGACAGTCATCAAACGACGACGGCCAACGTAGATCGCGTCCTGAATGGACATGGCTTCGTTGTCGATGAGGAACTGCTCGGGCGGGACGCACTCGACAATGTAGCGAGGCGTGCGCTTGATGCGGCGAATAGACATTGAGACAACCTGCTCACCAGTCAGCAGGTCTGTTTCCTCAGTGTACATGTCAACTTCGACGTCTTTGTCCTGAGAAATCATGTTTGCTTCAGCGACAGAGAGGCCGGTGTAGTTGAAATACTGGACGCTCTCGTCATCGAGCTTATACCAGTTCAGGATGCCGGTTTTCAGGATCAACGCGTCCTTCATGGCGTCGTGAAGGATGCGGAAACCAGAATTTTCCTGCATGAAGATATAGTTGATGAGGTCGGTTGCTTGCTCGGCAGCCGCCACATCTTCAGCGTTCTTCGGGACAAACTCCAAAATCTTGTCGCCGCCCGTGAAAATACGCAGCAGAGACGGCAGCATCGCCAGAACGGTGTCACGCACCTCAGTCATCACGACCTGAGAGCGGCCATCCTCCTCGTTCCCAAACAGGTTGCCGAGGTAATACGACATCGCTGTCTCGCGCTCTGGAGCAATATAGCTGTCGATGTACGTCTGGCTGTCCTCGATCGCCTGATAGACGATATATCGGAACTCCTCGTCGCTCATCGGCTCATTGTCAGGCGTCAAATAGCCTGTTTCGGAGTTGTAGGCGCTGTTCGCCACCCCGTCAGCCGAGATAGGGATCAGGTCAGGGTTGTATCTGCCGGGAGTGATGCCACTAGTCGCCATTGCCTGCCCCTTTTCTTACCCGCCACCACTGCCAGCCCCGATGCGTGCCGCTTTCATGGCTCGGGAAAAAACTTTCCACTGCCTGTTTTACACCAATCATGGGTAAATCGTCACCGCCGATCACTCCACCGGGGCGCACCTTCGGCCACCAAGCTACAATGTCGGCCAGAACCTCGTCGTACTCATGCCCCGCGTCGATCCAGACGAAATCAACGCTGCCATCGTCAAACAAGTCAGCAGCAGCCGCGCTGTCGAGCCGATGGATCGTCACATCCACGTCTGGAACGCGGCCAATGTTGGCCTTGAAGACTTCAAAGACGTCTTTCAGCTGCGGATCACGGCGATGTGCGTCCTCATTCGACCCGCCCCAGTGGTCGATGAAGTGCATTTCGATCATCTTGCCACTGTTCAGCACCTCGACAGCCAGAAAACAGGCTGACCGGCCCTTCCAGCAGCCCAATTCCACGAAAACAGCACCATCAGACGCCTCACGGACAGCCTGACGATACGGTTCCTCAAAGCAAAACCAGCCTTGTATCTCCTCGAAGAAGTGGTTCATTTCTTCTTCTTGGACATGCCAGCTTCAGACAGGGCTATCGCGATGGCCTGCTTGCGGCTTTTCACAACCGGACCAGATTTCGACCCAGAATGCAGCTTTCCGGACTTGTATTCACGGTAAACCTTTGATATCTTTTTTTCAGCTTTGGAGGCTTTTTTCATGTCAAACTCCCATGAAGTGTGGAAACCTGTGGCGGGGTATGAGGGTATTTATGAGATAAGCAGTGAGGGGAGATTTGCTCGCATTAAGAATGGAGAAAGGGTTATTAGAAAAATAAATAAATGCACGCACTATCCAAGCGTGTCCCTTCTTAAGCGGCCAAACGATAAAATTCAAAAATCTTCGACTATCCATAAACTTGTGGCGACCGCCTTTCTTGGAGAAAAGCCACAAGGACACGTTATTCGTCATATTGACGGTGACAGATACAACTCCAAAGCAAGCAATCTTTGCTATGGAACACCAAAAGAAAATGCTCAAGACAGCATTAATCATGGAACATACAAAGGATCGAGAAACGGAAGATCGCTTCTCTGTGAGAGAGGAGTTGAAGCTGTTCGAATGCTTATTGAGCATGGTGTTTCATTGACTGAGATTGCGCGAAGAATTGATGTGTCCATATCGACGGTACATGGAATAAAGATGGGGCGAAGCTGGAAATAGTTTTCATTCTGCCGCCTCCTGCTTCGCGTTCTGCGCGATCATCTCGTCTTCTGTATGCTCATGGTGGAAGTCCAGCGAGCCCGTATGGCCGACCTTCTGCGATGCGTCGTGGTCAACCCAGATGTCGAACCCAGCCCTGCGAGCCAGTTCGCAGAAGAACATGTCCTCACCCGCCCACATCTTCGCAGACGGAACATAATGTATCTGGAACCACGGATAACCGAGCTTCTTGAATACGTCGGCGCGGATCAGCATGGCTCCCATGCCAACCGCTGCCACCTGCTCCAAGCCGGTCTTGCCGAGCGAATACACATGCTCCAAGGCAGCCCAGTCCTTGAAGGCCACCGTCTTCACCGGCAGACGCCGGGTGGCGTAGTTGCAGGCCACGATGTCCTTGTCATGCTCCGTCAGGCGGTCAACAAGGTCAATCGGGAACCGCATGTCGCTGTCGAGGAACAGCACCCAGTCTGCATTGGCGCGCAGGGCCATTTCGACCAGCTTGCAACGCTGATCTGCGATCAGGGTTCCCTGCAAGAAGTGCAGATTGAAGGCCGATCCTTCAGGTGCATTGGCGTACCAGCGCGCAGACATACGCGCCAAGTCATACGCGAAACCCGTGTTGACCGTTTCGCGCGCTGGTACGCAGATCGAAAGGTTAATCCCCTTCGTCATACTCACCGTCCATCTCGCCGCCCATGTCGTCCTCGGACTCCATGTCGCCCTCGTCGCCTTCGTCTTTGATGGGGCCACCGACGATCCATGCGGCGCAAGTGCGATTAGCGGCGCACTTGAAGTCGAAGATTTCACAGAAGCCAAGGTCGCCTGCGTCCACGACCTCCATCGCGTCCTGCATACGATCAGGCGACAGGCCGTCCTCGATGCACTTGAGCATCTTGGCGGTCTGGTTGAACGCAGCGCAGTTGCCGCAGCGCATCTTCTTGGCGTTCTCAGGCGTCTCGTCCCAACGGTTCGCCATGCGCTGCCAGTAGTCACGGTTCGGCAGGTTCGGGTCCATCGGGCCATAGTCAGCCTTGTCGATGGCCTTTCCCCTGTTCTTCAGGTTCAGCGTGAGGTCGCCAGTGGCAGCAGGGCAAGCATCGCCGCCCTCGCCGCCTTCCATCATTTCTTCATCCATGACCAGTCCTCACTTGAAGCCGACGAGAAGGGTAGCTGTCGTAGCAGCCGTCACCTTCTGCGTGCGGATCGGAAGGATCGTTCCGACAGGAGGAGCCGTGAACGTGACGGTCGTGCCTTCCTCGGTCACAACGGTTACGTTGCCCGCGCCGCCAACATAGATGCCAGAGAAGACGTTGGTTTCAGTGTCAGACTTGGTGATGGCAACAGCGTCACCCCAAGTGCGCCCATTCGCAAGAAAACTAGCCATGCTTCACTCCTACTTCTTCTTGCGCCCTGCGCGCATGTTGTCGATCAGATTAGGATAAGGGCGACCGGCAGCCTTCGCCATCGCCTTCGCAGACGCCTTCTGCTTCGGCGTCAGCTTCTTGTCGCCCTTCGTCGGGTCTTTCGTTTTCCAGACAGGCTTTTTCACTTGCCTCCCTTTCCCTTATTTCGCGCGGAGATAGCTTTGGCCTTGGCCTTGGCATCCGCCTTAGAACTGGCACCCCACGCTTGCAACGATAGAAGTAAACGTGTCGGCTCTCCTTTGTCATCGCGCTCCGGCCCCGGCATGTTGCCCATGCGAGCCAAGAATGACGCACGACGCGGATTGTCGCCAGACTTTACAGGAGGCTTCAGGTTCATACCCGCAGCCTTCGCAGACGCGCGGCCCTTGGCGTTCAGTCCGCCCTTGGGGTTCTTGCCTTCGGCGCGCTGCCATGCGGGAGATTTAGCCATCAGAGGAGCCCCCGTTCGATGTCTTCGCGTTTGATGGGTTTGGGAGCATTAGCACCTGCCGCGACAGCGCCGCCTCCAAGAAGGCCGACAAGACCGTATTTTCTCAAGATCTCGATTAAGTTGTCGTCGAAAACGACATAGTTTCTGTCCCCATCACCCTGACCTCTGCTACCTCTGTCCAAATACCGCACACCGGGTATCCCAAGTTTATTTAACGTCTCACGAGCGCCTTCAGCAGCATCAAGCACAACCTTGCCTTTCGGCGTCTCGTAAAGAGTTGGAAGATTTCTTGCTCTTGCTTCTGCGTCTATCAATTCCTTCATAATGCGTTCGCCTGTTGCAACTTTTGACGCCGCGTATTGGTCCGCACCACTAAGTGCAGCAGGCAATGATCCTTTCAGATTATCCAAGGTTTCTTTTGGCAACCTTCTAAGCATATCTTTTACGGCCTCTGACTGTTGGTCAAACGGCTTGTCCCAATCTAAAAAGTTTTCTTTTTCAGCCCTAATGCGTGCCTCATACATGTGGCCTTTCTTTAACTTCTCAATTTTCGTCGGATCGACCGCCTGAATATCAGCAATTTGCTCGTCAATCCCTTTTATCGCTCGCTCCTTTACTGACGGCGGAAGTTCGTCCCTAAGTGGGATCATTCTTTTCTGACTTTCTAAATATTGAATATGAGCCTTCATGGCTGATGCTGGGTCTTCTTTTGATCCGAAGACAGACGCATAATAATCTTCAGGTTTGAGCCCAGAGGCATCCATTGGCCTTCCTGTATACACAGGAAGCGGGTTCCCTTTATATGCAACCTCTGGGCTACTCTGTGACAGCGCATCTCTATAAGACCGCGCTACATTCTCGTTTTCCGCAAAATATAACCCGCGACCATAAGCCTGCGCGCCTTCTCCTGTCCCGATCTTGCTCATTTCGAAGCGATCAAAGTTGTGCGGGGAGCCGTGATAAACAGTGAACCCTTCTGGCTGCACCATCTTGCCGCCGCCAGACCCCAAAGCGCCACGGACAGCAAACGGCATGGAGCCGGTGATCGCCGCGCCAGCAAAGTCAGCCGCACGGCTGATGGCCTCATCGGATCGTGGATCAATCTTGCCCTGATACACGTCGCCGGGAAGACGCGCCGCCTGATAGATCGACTTAATCAGCTGCGCGGGCAGCGTCTGCCCCAAGGCATCCCAGACTTCCTGCCGAGCCTGCTGCTGACCAACCTGACCAGTATATGCCTGCAACGCACGCTGCTGGGCAGCACGCTCATCATCGGTCAGAAAGTCCAGCAAGCCTGCCATCACACAACGCCCCTGATCGACCTGCGGAGCGGCTTGCCGGAAACCCACATTGATACCCGGCCACCGACCATCGCAGCATTCCCCGCAAACGTGAGACACAGGGCGTCAGCCAAGTCAGGCGAACGCTGCCCGCGTTTTCTCATGCTGTCCTTACTTTCTACCACAAGTTTACCTGAACTCGTAAAATTGTATCTCGGAGCCACCAGTTCCATGCGAAGCAGTTCGTCCTTCGGCAGCTTTACTGCCCTCGTCGCCAGCCAGTCCTTCGCAGCCAGCCACAGTTCATCACGCAGCTTGTTGGCGTTCGGGTTCATGGCCGAACTCTCAGCCACGTTCACATCCTTCACGTTGAACCCCTGCTCCCGCAGGCGATCCGCAACACCCGATCCCAGACCAATCGTGTCAACACAGATTTCCACTGGCCTGTCCAACTTGGCCTCATTCACAACCATGCCGACCGTCTGCATCAGATCAAGTCCGCCCCACGACCTGATCTCCTCGACAACAGGGCCACGCCGTTTGCATAAGGCCGTCCTGTCCGTTCCAAACCGCGCAACGTCGAGGCCGTAGATCATCGGCTCATCGTCGCCAACGGTCACATCTCGATCTATCGCAGCATCCACCAGTTCAGCCGCGATCAGCGTGTCATCATCCGCAATGGCAAACTCGCCGAGAACACGGATGCGGTATGCATTGCTGTCCTCGCCATAGGTCGCCGCGATCTGACGAACGAAGTCCTCCGTCACCAGCGGGTTGCCGATGCACGACACATGCAGCCGGAACCAGTCAGACGCCAGCTGATGATGCGTCTTGTAAAACAGCCCACTGTTGCGCGTCGGGTTGGAGATCAGGATCGTGGTAGCCGAATGGCCTGACATCGAGCCAGCGGCAGCCTCGAACACCGCCTCCGGGACTGCGCTGGCCTCATCGACAACGAGGAGAACGTGTTCAGAGTGAACACCGGCCAATGCCTCCGGGCGTTCTGCGGAGCTTGTTCTGGCGCTGATGAAACTGCTTTCAGGTGCCGCCTTGAACGCAACTTTATCCGAAAACACCTCAAAGCTGTCACGCAGGATCGGAGGCAGCTTGTTGATCCATGCCTTCAGTTCAGCGAACAGTGCATCAAACAGCTGGGCTGCCGTGGGAGCCGTGACCACAGCCTTCTGCGGATACCGCGTGACCATGTGCCAGATGAGAGCCCATGAACACGCCGTGGACTTGCCGACGCCGTGGCCCGCTCTCACCGTGATCCGACGCTCACCACGAGCCACTGCTTCCAGAAACTGACGCTGCCAAGATGACGGGTTCGCCCCAAGGACATCGACGACAAAGCCAACAGGGTCGCCGCCGTAGGCCGTCACGAAGTCGAGGAATTGTTCCTTGGGCTGGACTGTCATCGGTCAAACTTTATAATTTTGAGGACAGGGTGCTGCCGCAGCAGCCGCCCCCGGGGGGAGGGGGTGCCGGGGGGGGTCTATAGCCAAGTCACAGGCATCCAAGGCGACATAGGCAACCGTTACGCAGGCGTTCCTATTGCAGCCAAGCTCGTTCGCATAAGGTGCATTATGGAACATCATCAGGTTCGCCTATCACATCTGCATCAATGATCGTTGGCACCAATTGATTAGGGGTCACATCTTTTGCATCGTCGCCAGCTGCCACCTGCTGCTGGCGCTGCTTGGCGCGCTCGTTCAGTTCAACCAAGGCAGCAAGGTGCGCCTGCGCCGTGTCTGTCACTGACAGATCGACCTTCTGGCGCACTTTGCCCAGCGTCCTGTCGAGGATTTCCTTTGTGGCCCCCAGCTCGACTGCCGGGTTTCCACAGGTCATCAAGCGCTCAAGGTTGGCAATGGCTTGCGGTGTCATCTTGTCGAGGCGAGCCATCATCATCGCCTGCCGCTTCGGGATGCCCGGATACGGGCTGAGATGGCCGCCCTTTACCCGTCCCTTCTCATCCCTGATAACTGGAACAGGTTCCAACACCCGGATTGATCCATCTTTTGCATCAGTCATCTAGGTTTTTATTCCTCATCGCCACAAAGGCCACTGTGAGCATCGTATAGCCGCGTCTCTTTGTCAAAAAGGTATTTCGTCTCCACCCTTCGGAATGCGGCCAGCGGCCAGCGTAGCCCCGGGAAACACCTGTTTAACTGCCGACACTGCTGCCCCGGCTTCCGTTGTCTCCATGAGCCTGATGACCTCCTCGAACGAGACAACGATGTGATCCGTGAACCTGCGCGCCAAAGCTGAACCTTCGCTTGCCCGGGCGACGAAGCAGTATTTGCGCTTGCCGTCCTCGCTAGACTGGAACCAGACGTTGCCCGCATCCTCTGGCCGATGGCCTGCATCCCGGGCAGCCTTGTCCAATGCTTCCCATCCCTTTGCCAGTGACGCTGACTTCTGTGCGGCCAGCTTCGGGTCGCCCCGGCTGATAGCCTCATCCAACTGCCGCTGCGCCATCGCAAACTTGGCAGCCAGTTCTGGCGGGACCAACCGCTCCAGCCTGCCGATGCCCCAGCGTCCTTCGATCCGCAGCGCAGCCTCGTCAGCGAACTGAACAGCGGCTCTCCATGCGGCCTCCGTATCGCTCGCCACAGGATTGACGAGCGCATCTGCCATCGCGGTTCTAACCTTGGTCATGTCCTCATTTTCCTCATCTAAACCTGCGCCTTAGACACTGGATAGTAGTTTCCAGAATGACTATTGCGATGCGTAAGTGTGTATTGCCATATACTCTTGATAGCGACCACCCTGAGACATAGTGTCCGTGAATGTAGTATATTCAGTATATTATATAAATCGTCTGAGACAGCTCTATTATTATCCACTATCCAGACACGTTTCATTTTCTCCCCTGATGTCTCGGACACCCAGCTATCCAGCCACCACTATCTAAAGTCACGCTCAATTAAAGCACGCCCATATGCGATACACGTAAAAGCCATCCCACTTGATTAAGTGATATAAATGCTTAAAGTGATTACGCCAAAAAAGCAGGAGTAACAGATGAAATTCAAAATAGATAGGAAACCTCCACCGAAGTCTGGAAAAGGAATACAACGGTGGAATGACTACCCGTTTGAGCAAATGGAAGTTGGCGACCATACTGCCATTGATCGCTCTGTTTCCATCCTCACGATCAGCAGCCTTCGGGCGATGCTATCTCAGTACTCCATTAAATCTGGTAAGAAGTTCATAACCAGAATGGACAAAGACACCGGCCTGCTCCACGTCTGGCGCATCGCTTAATCCTCAGAACAAATCCTTCTCCATGTTCAACTCAGGCTCTAACTCAGCCTGAGTTTTTTCTTGCGCGGCCACCTGCGCTGCCTGCGCCATCTGCTTCCTTGGCACATACTTGCTCTGTCCAGCCCATGATCCAGTGGCGAACTTGCCAGCCCTGACCCATCCGTTTTGCATCAGGATGGACACGATCCGATTGCTCATGGCTCGGTCGCGTCGGCCTGTTTCGATGAGCATGTCGGCCAGTATTTCTGGGACGCAGACCTCTGCCTTGTTAGCGACCTTCTCCAGCACGCTGGCTTGCCACGGGTCTTCCAGCAGCCTGTCCTTCTGCTCCTGCTGTGCGATCTTCTCCACGGCCTCAGAGAGCCACCATGTAGCCCCGGCACGATAGGCGACCACTGCTTCGCCCCACAGCTGGTCACGATCTCTAGCCAGCGCAACCGTGTCTACTTTGTCGATGGCGACAGGCCAGAACCTTCGGTTGCCGGTGTCGTCTCGCAGGTAGTCTGTGCGGTTCGTGGACCCGATGAACACGCACTGTCTAGGATAAGTTACTTCATTGCGACCGTATGCAGGACGGAAACGCTCCTCAGTGCGGCTGATGAACGCCTTCACGATCTCCACTTCAGCCTTTGATACGTTCGCCAACTCGGCCAACTCAATGATCCAGCGGCCTCTGACGTAGCTTGAGGCTTCGCGGGTGTGCATTGGAGGCAGGTTGTCCCCGAAGAACTCGGCACCCGCCAGCACCTTCGCAGCCGTGCTTTTCCCGGCCCCTTGGACGCCCTCTAGGATCAGAACCCCGTCAGCCTTGCACCCGGGCTCCATGACGCGCGCAATGGCGCTAATGAGCCACTTGGCAGCCACCTCCTGCACATACTGCTGCTCCAGCGGATCACCCGGCTGCACGCCGCAATAGGTCTCCAGCCAGCTGCTCATTCTGGGTTTGCCGTCCCAGTTTGAGGCAGCGGCATCGAGGTAGTCGCGGATCGGGTTGAACCTGTATTCAAGGATCACCTCGTCTATGGCGTCGGCCACGACGGATTTATAGGCACGCGGAAACCTGTTCCGATTGAACCATGCGGTCGCGGTTAAGATGTCGCTATCAGCCAGTTCACGGACGTGAAAATGCTTCTTTGGCGTCCTTGACCCCGGGATCGGCGACAGGACCATCTTGCGGCCAGTGAACTCGTTGAACGCAAACACCCCATCCCACTCGGGACAGGCGCGCAGCGTGTGCGCCACGTTGTACTGGTTGAACAAGGCGTGGCCTTTGGCGTCACGGATCAGCCCCTTCTCCCATGCGTCGGCCAGCACGACAGCCTTCTCTGACCCGTCCTCCTCTGTGGACCAGACGGCCTCGCCGCCATCCTTACCGTCGACCTTCTTGGCCTCGATGAGCTTGGTCGCCTGCTCCAGCAGCTGATCTGTGCTGTCCTCATCGAACCAGTCGTCCAGCGTCCCGCCGCTCATTGCTCCCACCATTCCTTGTCTTCTGCGCTGCGCTTGGCGGCGGTCTTCTGGGCAGCCTCGACCACCTTGGTCGCCCCGGCATCCTCAACCCGCTCCGCAATGATCTCGGCCAGCTCGTCGTTGGCTGCCTTCAGGTACGCCTTGGCCTTCTTGATCGCGTGGACCATGCCGGTCAGGTCAGCCCCGTATCCGTAGTCTCGGGCGATCCCGGCATACAGCTGGACACGCTCAAGATATTCATCGAAGGCGTCGAACAGTGCTTCTTGGCGATTTTGGCTGAACATGGAGGCCGTGTTATTCTGTTGCTTGTCGCTCGGCATGTCTCCTCATCCCGTGCTTGAGTGCGACATTGGTCCCCCCGACCATTGACCCCGGCAGTTTCCCAGATCACTGCCGGGGTCTTTCTTTAGATCACTTGAACACGTCCTCATCGTCATCCGTGCCACCGAGCGACACGGAGCCGAAGTCCTCGGCCTCCACGTTGCCCCAGTCGATCCCAGCACCTGCCAGCACGTCACCCTTCTTCGTAATCCAGAGATCATTCAGACCGGCAGCCACGCCACGGTTCCCAGCCGCGTCGTACCCATAGAAGTTGACGCCGACGCAGCCGTAATACCCGTTGATCAGATGATCTGCGGTTGCGGGCGACTTCGCCTTGCCGACGACAGGGCGGATCAACTTCTTGTTCGACGCGCTGAGATAGAAGCAGCCTTCGAACTCGCCGCCCTTCATCCGCTCACCGCTCTCCTCGTCAATCTCGTCGCCATCGCGCAACGGGTTACGCAGACCCTTCGGAGGCTTCTCGCCAAACTTCTTAACGATGGCCGCTTTGATTGCAGCTTTGATGGCGTCGATGTTTTCCTTGTCATCCTTGCGGATAAGCATCGTCAGGCTGTACTTCGGCTCCGCGCCTTCAGCGGCAGCACGCGGCTCAAGTATGTGCATGTAGGTCAGGCGAACATTGCGGATGACCATGCGTGTGTTTGCGTTTTCCATGTTTTCCTCGTTTTCACGTTTACAGGGTTTGCCGTCCCCCCGACGGCTAGGTTAGAAGTCCTCTGCTTCTACAACGACGCCATCCATCTCATTGATGTTTGGGATCGAGAGAACAGTGGACCTCGACGGATACGCAGGCCACTCGCCAGAAGCAAGGCAGCGTGCGTAAACTAATGCAAGACGATCCATCGCAGCATGACCAGCCGACAAGGCATTGCGGTCCAACTGGTAGCAAGCCACTGCATATGGTGGCGATGTCTCGACAGCGATGAACGTGAAGCTGTGCATAACTCCATCGACATGCGACACTCCGTCGATGTAGTGAGCGGCTTGCAGATGGTAGTTGAGGCTTCGCACGCGTCTAGCGAACCCTTCTGGCGATGCGTCGATGGTTGTCTTCACGTCAATGATGCCTGCTGGACCAACGGCATCGACGCCAGCCTTGCAGGCGACCTTTGGCGTGTAGCCCTGCCACTGGTAGTTCTTCTCGCATGATGCACCATCGAGCAGTTCTTTTGCCTGCTCATGGTTAAGAACGACATCACGGACGCGCATGGCTCTGTCGGCATCCTGCTGGCTAACAATAGGAAGTCCGAGCTTCTGTAGGCCTTCGCGTTCTGCCTTGCCTTCCTTCGTTGTCCAGTTCAGCTGCTTGATGGACACCACGTCATAGATGCTGCGATGTGGCTCTAGGATCAGCGCATGAACCAGTGTGCCGAAAACCATTGCGGCAGTGGGCTCTTTTGGATTGTCCTTCCAGTAGCGATAGTGTGCAGGTGAGCGAAGGAGTTCCTTTGCGCCAGAGGCGGACAACGCCTCAAGGCTGAAGTAATCGTTTTGCATATGTCCCTCATCCAGATTGTATGCTTAGTTTTCGTGTTCCCAGTGGCATGGTGTGTGGTGTTCATATTCCTCAATAGTGTGCATCACGGTATCAACGATTTCTTTCATCACGTTAATGGCGTCCAACTGTGATTTCACAGAGCAAATAATCACACTTCCCAAAGCCACAGTCATCGCCTCAAGCGCATCTCTCGGCCCATGCGGTTCGAGGATTTCCATGATCTCGTATGCAAGTTTATTCAACTTCTCGTCGCTGCTCATATCTACATCCTTATTTTTTCTTCTTGGAACGACGCATCAATGCCAGCATGTAGCTTTTTCGTCACCCAATCGGCCAGCCAAACAGCCGCTTCCTTGTCTTTAGAGACATCTACTATTTCGTACATCAGCATCGCACCTAACGCCGAAACTATATATTTGCGATCCTGCCCAACCAGCGCATCAGATATTTTCTGTGCGATCTTTTCTACCTTTTCCTTGTCGTAAACTTCCGTCTTCTGCCCCATTTCTCTCTCCTCATCTCGTCGCAGCCCACCACGCCATCAGCGCGGCATCTGCTCTCCCGTCGTCCTTCTTGCGGGCGAACAGGTGAGCATATGCAGGGAACAGTTCGGCGGCGCGCTGCCTATTCCCATCCTTCCCAGATCGTGCGTTGACCGCCTTCTGCCATCCCTGCGGTGTGATGTAGGTGACAGGCACTTGCAAGGCAGCCAGCGCGCCCTCGTACATACCGACGCCGCGTCCAAACTGGAACATCGAAGACACGCCTTGCCCGGGCATCGCGCCGACTAGTTCCAGTATGGCGATCTTTGGCTCCCGGGCTCTGATGATCGCGCTCATCATCTGCGGGCTGATCTCTGTCTTCGTCTTAGTTCCCCGTTTCACCTGCACCACAGGCGTGTCGATGATCTCCAACGTCCCGGCCTCTGGGTTGTAGAAAGCCAGCGCGCCAGAGGCTCCCGGGTCAATGGCGAGGATCATGTGACCCTCAGTTCTATTTCGATCCCAAGAGCATCGCAGAACGCCAGCAGGGTCACGATGTTCCCGCTGCTTCGTTTGTTCAAGAAGGAACCGTAGGTAGCAGACGAAACTCCAGCCAGCTTGCACAATTCCCGCTGCGACAGGCCGCGACGCATACGTTCTGCCTCGATGAGTTTCTTGATCTGCGTGACACTAGACATCGAGGGTTCCACCCTCTGAATGGCCGTATGGCTTGGCAGTTAGCCGCTCCTTCGACCGTTTTGCAGGGATCGTGTAGTTGGGATCGGATTTGTACTCGCCGCACCAATAAGAGCGGGCGACACGCAACTGCTGCGGATACCGTTGGCATGACAACGATCCGCCGTCTTTCCCGGTGGTGTACTTGCAACTCAAACAGCTTTCCATCTATGCCCCCTTGCTCTTAGCGTAACAGGCTTGACACATCGTCACGCCACCGTTTCTCAGCTTCTGACCTCTGACCAATATGATCTCGCCGCAGTCGCAGATGCACTCAAACATCGCGTTACGCCTGCGACCTTCCTGCGCCGATGACACGTAGCGAATGACATGCAGTTGACCATATTTCTTTCCAGTCTCGTCTATATATGCTGGCACATCAATCAGATTGGCGATCTTGTCCACCGTTGTTCCCCTTCATAGCGGCTTCTGCTATTTCGCGGGCATCAATCGACTGCGCGAGCCAACTGTCCTTGTCGTTAAGCCGATTGTTTATCTTCCGCAGCGCCGCCTCCAGTTGCTCAATGCGGTCGGCGGCGGCACGAAGAAGGTTACTGGGGTGGGTGAAATACTTTTCTTCCGCTTCATCACGAAGCCGCGTCACAAGATGGTCAGTCATCATTTTTTGGCGCGGTTTTATTTCAACGAGGTCGTATGATCTGAGATACCCTTCTTTGGCTGACCCCGAATTAAGCCAAAGGCAAGCCGCCCAACCGTGTTCGCCAAGATATGCTCCATGCACAACATTGGGGTAAGTTCCATCAGTCGCATAGATGCGAACCTCATAGCCACTGCGGGTGCGGTATTGTTTGTCTTTGCTAATCATCTCTTCCCTCCAGCGCATTGCGGGCTACGGCTACGGCAACCTCAGTCGGAGGCGTGCCAAACTCAGGGTCAGGCGTCATGGCAGCAATCCACCGCAGCGCCAACTCCAGTTGCTCAATGCGGTCGGCGGCTTCATCCAACATCCGCTTCGTCTTTCGAGGTGCAAGATAAGCATCGCCTTCTGACCACTCGCGCAGCTCATCAGGCAACTTGCTCATCTGCGCTTCTCCCATTCAGTCACCATGGCGTCGGCATACTGGGCAGCCGATGCAGCCATAAGAGCAGGCGTCGATGGTGCGTTAGATAGCAGCCCCTGCATGGCGACAAGGAAAGCCTTGTCCCACATATCCTGCCGGTTCAGGTTCTTCAGAGTGCTGTCCA